ATGTCGCTCACCCGACCACTGCCACCTCTACACGAGGTATCTGAGGCCATCGCCAATGCCAGTCACGGGGTCGATGCGTTGTGCGAGTTGCTTGGCAAGACAGATACTGGACAGGTACATGCACAGTCGGTTTATCTATTGCTAGACCCGTTGCGCCGTCAGTTGATAAGCGCATCGAGTGATCTAGACGACATACTGTGAGCTTTGCCGCCCCTTGCCACCGCGAGGGACACCATGCGCATGAAAGTGCACCATTCGCGCATCAAACCGCATTATTTTGTTGCACGCTCAAATGCCCTCAGGCCCGCACGGTGCGGGCCTTCCCGGCATATTCCGAATGCATTAAAAGTGCTGTGACAAGCGAAGCGGGCAGGCGAGGAGGGGACTGCGCGACGACGGCTACAGCGCTCGCAGGTGCGCCCCCCCTCATCCCTCTGAAATGGCCGCCGCGACGCGACAGCAGGCTCCGCAGCGGCCTCGCGCGGGCCGGCTGACCCTGCGCAAGGCTATGAAAAGGCGACGGCACATAGACGGCGCGCGGGCGCGCGAGCGCGTCGTGCCGAATATCATGAAAACCAGTGCGACGATCATGCACTGCTGACGGCCGCCGCAGGCGCCGCGGCTCGCGTCCATCAGCGGTACGGAATGGAGGGACGCGCGCGAGCAAGCAGGCGCCACATTGTCCCTTATGGGTTACAATAGCGTCATGTTCAAAGTTCTGACCACCCCCCAATTCGATGAGTGGTTCGACGAGGTTCGCGACCCGATCGCAAGCGCGGCGATTAACGTTCGCATCGAACGTGCAAAGCTCGGCAATCTTGGGTACTGGCGTGCTGTCGGCGAAGGCGTCTGCGAGATGAAGATCGACGTTGGTCTAGGCTACCGCGCCTACTTCGTGCGGCGGGGCAAAATCATCGTCGTGCTGCTGTGCGGTGGTGACAAATCAACGCAGAAAAAAGACATCAAACTGGCGAAAAAGCTCGCCGGCGAACTGGAGGATTAAGTATGAAAATCAGCGAACTGACTGAATTCGACGGCTCGAAGTACCTGAAGGACGAAGAAACGGTTCGTCACTATCTGGCGCAAGCGTTCGAAGAGGGAGATCCGCGCCTGATTCAAGCCGCGCTCGGGAACGTCGCGAAGGCGCGCGGGATGACGGCGCTCTCGCGCGAGTCCGGTGTGAAGCGGGAAGCGCTCTATCGCGCTCTGTCGGAAGGCGGAAACGCGGAGTTTGCAACGGTCATGAAGGTTGTGCGCGCGTTGGGACTGCATTTGACCATCACTGCATCGCCCGTGCATGCGGCGGAGCCTGCTCCCGCGCCGGCGCCAACTCGGACGCGCGTGCGTACCGCCGCGCACGCGTAACGTCATTGGCGGCTGAATGCGATCGGTGTCGCTGGCGCAATGGCGTATGGACCGAAGCGAACCTGCCGCGGCTGGATTCCGTGGCGCCCGAATACGCGTGCGGCAGTGTCTGACATGCCGAACCCGCCCGAGTTGCTTGGCACGATGCCGAGCAGTTGCAGCGGCAAGCGATGCGCGGCAAGTCGATCCTCACGCGTTACATTCTTGCAGAACTCGTCTTTCACGGCGATTTCGGATTGAACCCGGCGTGACTGCCGACACGGCATGATGCGTTAGGCTGATGCCACGCCGATGGCTGGCGCGGCACCATTCGCGGCAGGCATATCGATCGCATACGGCACAAACCGCACGATTTCGTCACCCGCCCACTCGTTGAACGCGAGGAACTGCGCCTGCAATGGCACAATTTCATTGCGCCCGAACACCTTCGCGGCGGTATCCGCTGCCCCAAAGCCGCCGGTATTGCCCGGTACGATCCCCAGCAACTGTGGCGGTACGCGGTGCGCAGCGAGCAAATCGTCGCGTGTGACGTTCTTGATATTGAAGAACTCATCCTTGGCGGCCACTTCCGACACCGGAATCAGCTGGATCCCGTCTTTCTTGCCATGGGGCGCGTAGTAAAAAAGGTTACGGAAATTGCCCGGCCCCTTCGCGCTTTTAAGCGCGGCGCGCATGTCGTCGATGTCGTCCTGATTCTGTGCCGGATCCGTCACGTACAAGATGAAACCGGCATGGCTGCCATTCTCGTAGTAGCGACGTCGAAAGAGCGTCGATGACTCGTTGAGCCACGCCGCGTGTAGCGCGCCGAGGTACTCGGGCAAGCCATACACTTCCTGATTTACGTCCGGCTCGGCCAAATGGTGGATTGTGCCGGGTGTAAATTCGTGCACGGGCCGCCATCCATCTGTCTGTGCATACCGCTCCAGGTCCGTTGCGCGACGCACGTACTTGGCCGGCACCGCTTCGAATTTGAGCGTGCCGCCCAGCCGGTTCGTCTGCCGCTCGATATACCCGTTGCCGAACATCAAAAAATCGAGCGCCCAGCGACGGAACGTATCACGCGACAGCAGCCGGTGCGGCACGAACGTGGACGCGAGTACATTGCGCTTGAAGTACAGCGCCGACGCGTGATGCGTGCCAGCCCGGAACGACTTCGCCAGGCCCGACCAGCTCACCGGCGGCTCATACCATCCATTAATGGTCGCCAACTCCGTATAGTCGAGCAGCTCGGCGCGATTGAGCACCGGCACTGGATCGCCAAACGTGAAGGCGCTCGCCCGGCCAGGACGGCGTCGAGCCGACAGGTTGCGAGCGCGCCGTTGCCGCTCAGTTTTTCCCATCATGAACAAATCTCCATAAATCCAGCATGACGAGCCGCCCTGCCTTCGAGCGGCTCGTTCGATATCGCGTGCAGCACTGCCCAAGCGAGATCCGCGTGACCGGTTTGCTCGCTGCGGCTGGCCTCATACGTCACCTGACGGCCGCTGGCGGTCAGCGTCTTGCGAATGGCCATAAACGACTGCGCCATATCGGTCCAGCCTGCATCGAACTGCAACCGGGCATGGCCCACCACCGACAGCCCTTTGAGCACGAGCCGGCCCTTCACTTCCGGCGAGTAATTAAACGCAACCACCCGCGGGTAAAACTGACGCACGAGCTGATAGACGCCCTGCCCAATACCGGTCGTATCGATCGCCATATACGTGACGGTGTAACGCTGCGTGATCTGCTCGATGCTGCGCGCCTGCGCTTCGAAGTCCAGGCCGCGCCACTGGTGCTTTTCCAGTATGCGGAAGGGACCCTCGGCCACCAGCGGCGGCGCCACGACAACGCACCCGGCTGAATCCCCCGACAGCGCCGGGTCGTAACCGACCCACACCGGACGATCACCGAACGGGCGCACCGCAAGCGGTTTGAAGTCGTCCGCCCACTCCTGCCATGAATCGACCATGCAGCGCTGCAAATCCGCGAGCCGGAAAATCGACGCGGTGTCGTCGATGAACTGGCACATTAGCAAGTTCGCGTACTCGTCGGCGCTGTACTCATCACGCAGCTCGGCCAAGTCAAAGAGCGTGCAGCCGGCCGCCGCCGCATCCTCGACGGTGACGATCTGACGCCACTGCCGGTCCTCGCACAGCCGGCCACCGGACAGCGCTTGATGTGAGATGTTGAGGTGGAGGTGCTCGGCCTTTGCCCGTCCGCGGTTGCGGTGCTCGCCACTCCAAAACGGATACGCTTCATGGCTCATGCTCGATGGCGTCGAAAAGTAGGTCTTGCGCCAGTGCTGATGCATCGCCATGCCGGAGGCGACCTTGTTTAACTCGCGAAAGCGCGGCACCCAAAAGTACTCGTCGAAATAGAAGTTGCCGTGATAGCTCTGGGCAGTACGCGCGTTCGTGCCGAGGAAATACAGTATCGCTTCGTTCGGCAACACGATCGGATCGCCCGTCAAATCAACGTCGGCTGCTTCGCGCGCGAACTGCGTGATGTACTGGCGGAACACATGTGCCTGCGCGCGACTGGCGGACAAAAAAATCTGGTTGCGTCCCGTGTCGAGCGCATCGACCAGCGCCTCGCGTGCGAAATACCACGTCGCGCCGATCTGCCGTGACTTCAGAATGTTGCGCGTGCGGTGCTGCCCGGCGCGCCACCACATCTTTTGGTAGTCGAACAGCGACGCGCGAAACGCGTCAACCAGGCTCTCGCGTTGCGCGTCACTGAAATCGTTACGCGTTGGCTTTTTCTTCGGCGCGGCATTACGTGCCGCGATATGAGGATTGAGATCCGCTTCCCGGCCACTTTCGCCGTACTTGCGCACGCGCGCAATGCGTTCGAGTTGGCGCATCAGTAGGTCAATTTCTTTGTAATCGGCGCCATCCTTCTTCTCCTTAGCGATCAGCGTGTTGACACGCCTCTCAGTCGTGAACTCGACCGTATCGATCGGTGACGCGTTATGCCAGCCGTCACGTCGCTTCCATGACTCGACGGTCGCCCGTTTGAGATTCAGATGACGCGCGATGGACGACACGCGCCAGCCCTGCCAGTACAGCGCACGGGCTTGCTTGCGGGGATCAACAGGAGGCGGGCGATAGGCAATGTCCGACATGGCGCACAGCGTACCCGCGACACGCGCGCACGCGCAGCGGCGGCGCTACGTGCCCGGTGCGCACACCGACGCGCATCGTTGAATGTACATGCGCAAACCGCGACCATCTCCTCCACGCTACCTACCGTCCGTTACGCCTCCCATGCCAACCTTGGAACACCCTACCAGCAAGTCGAAGTGGTTTCGCATCGCCGTCGAAGGCGCGACCACCGATGGGCGCACCATCTCGCGCGAGTGGATTGCGCAGATGGCGAAGAACTACAGCCGCACGTTGTACGGTGCACGCGTGAATCTCGAACACATCCGCGGCGTGCTGCCCGATGGCCCCTTTAACGCGTATGGTGACGTGCTCGCACTTGAAGCGCGCGATGAGACCGGCGAGTTTGCCGGCAAGGTGGGGCTGTATGCGCAGATTGAACCGACGCCTAATCTGGTCGAGCTTACGCGCGCCAAGCAAAAGATTTATACGTCATGCGAGGTGGACCCGTCGTTTGCCGACACCAAGCAAGCGTATCTAGTGGGCCTGGCGGTGACCGACAGTCCAGCGAGTCTGGGTACCGAGATGCTCACGTTCGCCGCCAGCGCGCAAGCGAACCCGCTTGCGCCGCGTAAGCAATCGCCACAGAACGTGTTTTCCGAAGCGATTGAAACTGCCATGGAATTTGAGCCGACCGCCCTATCACAGGAGCGCAATGAGTCTGTTTTTTCAAAGATTGCCGACATTTTGGGGCTTATCAAAAAGAAGGGGCAAAGCGACGAAAACCGATTCGGCGATTTGACTCGCGCAATCGAGACCATTGCCGAGCACGGCCGCAATCAAGCCGAACAAATGGAGGCCTTGCATGCCCGGCTTGAGCAGCTTAACGCCGATGTCACCCGCGAGCGCAACGCTCATACAGCCACGGCCCAGGCACTGGCTGAGCTGACTGCCACGCTATCTGAGCCGAGCAACACGCCGCGCCCAGTGGCACTGGGTCAGCGTGGCCCAATCACCACCGATTGCTAACCCGCTCCTCTTTTACGTTTTCCGGAGACCGACTCCATGCGCAACACCACTCGGCAAAAGTTCAACGCGTTCACCGCCCAGCTTGCCGAACTCAATGGCGTGCCAAACGCAGCCGAGAAGTTCACGGTCGAGCCCAGCGTGCAGCAGACGCTCGAAAATCGGCTGACCGAATCAAGCGAATTCCTGCAACGCATCAACGTAATTGGCGTGGTCGAGCAGCAAGGCCAAAAACTGGGCCTGGGAGTGGGTTCACCAATCGCCAGTACGACCGACACGTCGGTCAAAGACCGCACGACGGTCGATGCCACGGACCTAGATCCGAGTGGGTACTTTTGCACAAAGACCGACTTCGATACGCACCTGACCTATGCGAAGCTGGACGCGTGGGCCAAGTTTGACGACTTTCAAATTCGCGTGCGCGATGCGATCGTCAAGCGCCAAGCGCTCGATCGTATTTGCATCGGCTTCAATGGTACGAGCCGCGCGGCGAGCTCCGATCGTCAGCAACACCCGCTCTTGCAAGACGTCAACAAGGGCTGGTTGCAAAAGTACCGCGAACAGTCCCCAGAGCGCGTGCTCAGCGAAGGCAAGACATCGGGCAAGATCGCCATTGGTGGCGCGGGCGCGGATTTTGCCACGCTCGACGCGGCCGTCTACGATGCGCTATCCAATCTGGTCGAACCGTGGTATCAGGACGACACGGCGCTGGTGGTCATCTGCGGTCGAGGCCTGCTACACGACAAGTATTTCCCGATTCTGAACACGCAAAACGTGCCCAGCGAGCAAATGGCCGCCGACATGATCGTGGGCCAAAAGCGCATCGGTGGGCTGCCAGCCGTGTCGGTGCCGTACTTCCCCGCCAACGCGTTCCTGATTCAGCGGCTGGACCACTTGTCGATCTACTGGCAGGAAGGTGCGCGGCGCCGTGCAGTCACCGACAATCCGAAGCGCGACCGCATCGAGAACTACGAGTCGTCGAACGATGCCTATGTGGTCGAGGACTTTGGCTCGGGCTGTCTCGTGGAAAACATCGAGATTGCCGCCAAGCACGATGCGAGCGACGACACGAGCCGGGCTCGCGCGAAGGATACGCCGTGATCAGTCTGGCCAAACGTCACATTGAGCGCGTGCGGGCTGCCAAGACGGCCACGCTGGCGCAGTCGGGCGAATCGCTCATCGGGGCAAGTCACTATGAGTTGATGCTGGCCAAACTCGCCAGTGACAAGCGACGCTTGAAGGCGATCCAGTCCGTGGCCCGCAAAATCGACGTGAAGCGCGAGGTGCTGCCTGACTATGCCGCCTATGTGGACGGTGCCCTTGCAGGCGGGCGCGGTGCGCAGGACGATGTGCTGATGACTGTCATGATTTGGCGCATCGACGCCGGCGATTATGCCGGCGCACTGGACATCGCGCGGTACGCGCTGCGGCATGGCCTGACGCTACCCGACCAGTATGAACGCTCGACGGCTGCCGCCATCGCCGAAGAGTTTGCAGACGCGGCATTGGCCGCACTACGCGATGGTGGCCCGTTCGACGCGACGCAGCTGGCCGAGGTACACGCACTCACGCAGTCGTGCGACATGCACGATCCGATCCGCGCGAAGCTGCACAAAGCGTTGGGGCTGCTGGACATGCGAGCCATCGGTCGCGACAGCCTGGATGACGCCAGCGATCGAGCGCGAGCGCAGGCGGCCTTGGCGAGCCTGCGCGAGGCATTGCGGCTCGACGCGCGATCCGGCGTAAAACAGAGCATCGCTCGACTCGACTCGATGTTGAGCGCCGCGCACGGCTCAGCCGCGCGTTCGTAATGAGCCCTTACGGCCATGGCGGCACCGGCGTTCCTTCGCCACACCTGACGGCAACGCGAGGCGAACGTCGGTCCACCGCCATCTACCGACCTCGAAACCATGAGCGGCTTTTTTGCCATCCCCGATATGCCCGGTCGCGCGGTAGCGCGCCCGCCCGCTACACCAGGCACCGTCGCCAACGACGGGTGGTTTCCTGATATTGATCTCGCCGGCCTGCGCGACGCGATGCGGCTCGATGGCACGGTCACGGACGAACGGCTGCGCCTAGCCACACTGGACGCGCTCGCCAGCGTCAATGACGAATTGGCAACGTGGCAGGCCGCCCAGGTCGCGGCCGGCCACACCGATCTAGCCAGTGTGCCGGCGCCGCACGTGGACAGCGTCAGCGTGCACGTCGTGCGCTATCGCCGTGCGATCTACCACCGCGTGCGAGCCGACGTGTTGGAGCAGTATCGCGGCTACGACATGACCAAGGCCGGTGCCAGTCGCGCTGAAGATGTCACAGACGCGATCAGCGAAGCGCGGCGCAATGTGCGATGGGCAATCAGCGCGATTCGCGGCATCCCGCTGTCAACGATCGAGTTGATTTAATGAAAGTCATCTCACGCCAAGGCGACACGCTTGACGCGCTGTGCTGGCGCCATTACGGACGCACCGATGGCACCGTCGAAGCCGCGCTGCAGGCCAATCCAGGATTGGCGGAGCTGGGCGTGATATTGCCGATCGGCACCGTCGTCGAGCTGCCCGACGCAAGCGCAATCGCGAGCACCGCGCCACTTGTGCAACTGTTTGATTGACAGAGGACCTGTCCGATATGGCCGAACCTAACACCACTACCGCAGCGGCGTTATCCGTTGTGATCGGCATCGTCAGCGTTGTGCCTGGCGTCGACGGTAATGCACTGATTGGTGCCTTCACCGGCGCGGCCCTCGTGGTCGTTTCCTCGAAGGATATGGGGTTATTGAAGCGCACCGCGTACCTACTGATCTCGCTGGTGATGGGGTATCTCGCCGCACCGGAAATTGTGCATGCCACACCGATACGATCGAGCGGCGTGGCCGCGTTCTTCGCTGCGGCACTGGTCATCGTCGTGACGCTGCAATTGATCGAACGAATCCGGTCCGCGGACTTGTTCGCGTTTTGGCGCAAGGAGCGCTAGGCATGCCAACGCTTGCGCTGATTACGCTCGCCGCGCATGGTGCCGCGCTACTGCGCGTGCTGACCTATCGCCGCGTGGGCGCCCGACACCGGCCGGGCATCGCATGGCTGGCGTGGACGCTCGCAGTCGCCCTAGGCGGCTCGATCATCGATCGGCTGCTACAAGAGCGTCCGACGGATTGGTTTGACGCGGCCACGGCCGTCTTGCTTGCCGCGTTCACGTGGGCCGTGCGCGGCAACGTCGCGCGGCTGTTTGGCGCTGGAGCGCATACGCGATGAAGCCGCTGCGCCTGGGCGATCAAGGGCAAGACGTCGCACTGCTACAGCGGCGGCTGATCCGCGCCGGCTACGGGCCGCAACTCACGCATGTGTACGACGCCGCAACTGAGGCGGCCGTCACGGCCTTGCAGATTCACACCGGCCTTGTCGTCGATGGCATCGCCGGCCCCAAGACCCTAAGCGCCCTGGCGCGTGGCGAGCGCCATCGGGCGCATTTGAGCGACGCGGATTTGCAGCGCGCGGCCCACACGCTCGGCGTGTCCATGGCTTGCATTCGCGCAGTCAACGAAGTCGAATCGCGCGGCGCCGGCTTTTTGCCCGACGGCAGACCCACGATCCTGTTCGAGCGGCACGTGTTTTGGCAGCGACTGAAGGCGCGCCAGCTGGATCCGGCGGCGCTCACGGCGAAACACCCAAACATCGTCGCCCCGGTGCGCGGCGGCTACCACGGCGGGGCGGCGGAGTACACGCGACTGGCGATCGCTGCTCAAATCGAGTCAGTCGCTGCGCATGAGTCGGCCAGCTGGGGCGCGTTTCAGATACTGGGCCAGCATTGGGCGCGGCTCGGCTACGCGAGCGTCGACGATTTCGTCGATCGCATGCAAGCAAACGAGGCCGAGCAGCTGGACGCGTTCGTGCGCTTCGTGGCGGCGGACCGCCGGCTGCTCGCCGCGTTGCGTGGCCGTCGATGGGCGCAGTTTGCGCGACTCTACAACGGCCCCGGTTATAGCCGCAATCTGTATGACACAAAGCTTGCGCAAGCCTATCGCAAGTACGCGCGGGCCACCGAACTCGCCGCATGAAGGAGACCGCATGAGATGGGCGCCTTTTCGATGGACGCTGGCCGCCGCCGCGCTGCTGGCGATGGTTACCGAGTGGCACGTCATCGGTACACTGCGCGCGCAATTGGACGGGGCGCGCACCGCTGAGCGGCGTGCCCTCCAGATGCGCATCGAGCGTGACGCGATTATCGAGCGACTGTTGCGCGATGCACGCGAGAAGGACGCGCAGCGTGCGCAACTCGAACGCACGCGCGCTGCGATCGACACGACGCTCGCAGCCTACCAAAAGGCCTTTCGGAGATTGATCGATGACAACCAGGCCGTTCGCTCCTGGGCCGCTACTACTCTGCCTGACGATGTTGTGCGCCTGCACGCCTGCCCCGCCATTACCGGCGCCAAAGATTACACTGAACGAATGCGCACGCGTGTCACCGTGCACGATGCCGTCAATGGCGCCGCGCACGAACGGTGAATTGGCTGAGTCGCTGAGCGCGGCCCGCGCCGCGTGGGCCGCCTGTGCTGCGCAGGTTGACATGATCGTCGAGTGTCAGGTTGCCCATCGCGATGAATAAGCCAGCGAGCTTGCGCGCTGCGCTCGTGGCCGCCCTCCCGCCCTTGCAATCGGCACCCGACGCGTTGAGCGTATTCATTGACCACGGCACGCTAGTGGCCACCGGTACGCGCTCGCTATCGTTTGAGTATCGGTATGTACTGAATGTGCTGCTCCTGGACTATGCAGGCGACGCCGATGCGGTAATGGTAGCCATCATTGAATGGGTACGTGCGAACCAGCCCGATTTGGTCACCCACGCCGAGGCACGCGAGGACGGCATCACGTTCGAGGTGGATCTACTGAATCACGAAACGGCGGATCTATCGATCAAGCTTAAACTCACCGAGAGCGTCGTGGTGCGCACCGATGCGGCGGGACGACGCGTGATCGAGCATGTCGACGACACGATCAACGCAGCTGAGACGCAAACTTGGGTCGCGCCATCATGGACGAGCTAACCGCACTCGAACAGTGGGCCGGCGCGCTGCTCGCACGATTGTCACCGGCCACACGCCGCGCTGCGCTACACGACGTGGCGCGGGCGCTGCGGCAGGCGCAAAAAGCGCGCATTGCTGCACAACGCAATCCCGATGGCACCGCGTACGCGCCACGTAAGGCGCGCACCAACGCCCAGCGATTGCGCAACAAGCGCGGGCGAATTAAGCGTACGATGTTTGTGAAGCTGCGCACCGCGCGGCTAATGCGCACCGAGGTGAACAAGCATGAACTAGCCGTCGGATTCGTTGGCCGTGCCTCGCGCATCGCCCGCGTACACCAGTTCGGCGAACGCGAGCAGGTTGCACCACGTGGACCGTACTACCATTATCCAGCGCGCCGGCTACTTGGCTTGACCGACGCCGAGCGAAGGCTGATTCGCGAGCGACTGCTGGCCCATATAGGTCGATAACTGGCTGCTTCTGCATGCCATGGCCCCTAGCTGGTTAACCCGTTACTTCTGCTCGACCCGCCAACGGCTGTGCGCCGTCATGGCTTAGCCTAAGGTCCTAATCGACAACGCGTGATCCGCCTAAAATCTAGCGAGTGCGGCTCATGATTATGTTTATTCGCCTGCTTTCATCTACATTACGGCGCGGCATCGCTTTGCGCTGCGTGTGTCTAACCTCTTGCTGAACTTGCGAATGGACTTCGATCTAAATGCTGCTTTAAACCATCACCAGGCCTACATCTGCGCGTTGGAAACGTGCCCGCAATCCGCCGCGTCAGCACCACCGCCATTGAAGCCGCCAAGCAGTGCCTTGACTAACACGTCAGCCAGCCGGCGCACGACATACCGCGACTTGCCAGCCGAAATTCTTCAACAAGTGGCTGATCACATGCCGGCTGACGACATCGGCAATCTGTCAACGGTGAACAGCCAGACCTATCAGGCGCTGCAAGAAAGGCGACTGAGCTGGCTCTGCCACCAACGCATTTCCCATATCAGTGCACTGAATCGCACGTCGGTACAACAGTTATTGATCGAAATTGAGCGTATTGGCACCGACTTCCTGCGCGCTGAATTGCTTCAGGCGCTGTGGCTACGGATAAAAAAACAGTACGTAGTGAAGCCCGAGGTATTCATACCGGTCTTCCAAGCCGCAGGCCGTATTCCAAAGCAAGGCTTGCAGGTACAAAAAGACATGATTAAGGGCATACGGGCGATTCCGATCCAGCACCAACGCAATATGTACAGGTTCGTATATGCAGACGCCGAACGACGCTCCCCTGAACAGGGCAGTACCTGGGGGGCGGTTGCGTCGCTGCTAGACAGCTACGTTTATGAAGCGCAGTTTGACCCACCGCAGATTGAAAGCGAATATCGGGCTTTTCTGGGCCGACTTCCCGCATTGGACACATCCGGACAAGCGGAATTGATAGCGGCATTAGCCACGCAGCTGGGAGCATTCTCAAATCGTCCCTCGCCCGAATATCCTCCTCATAGTAATGCTTTTACAAGCGCGACAATTATTGAATTATACGAAACACTGTTCCAATGGATGCAACGCTTGCCAGCGTCGCATCGGGGCGCGCCAATCGGCGAACTAGCCAATCGAGTATGGATGTTGCCAAAGGCACAAAGGCCAGTGTACCTCGCCCATCTACGGCATTTGACGCTGTCACTGCCGGATCATCAATTAGGCAGCGCGTTACACTACCTACCAGGTGCTGTAATGATGCTTCTACCACCCGATCAACATGCGCATGAGCTTTCGCTGCTCGAACCCGCCCTGCAGCGCGTGCTACCTGCGCAGCGCGATCTAGTGGTTCTCGGGCTGCTTGAAGAAACATCGCGGTTGAACGACGTGCTGTTAAAGCAGGTATGGCAGCGCGCAATGCGCTTGCTGGACGGCAGCAAGGGACCCGGCATAGCGGAAGCGTTCCACCATATCCACATATGGACTGGACTGAAACTCAATAGCCAGCAATGGGAAGCCGCAAAAACTGAAATGAAGGCCTTCTTCGCGCGTAACCAATTCGATCAGGCAACCTACAATGAGATGCTGAACTCTGATAACTATAGTTGGTTCCGCATGTATCAGACACCGTAATTGGCTTGCGGCCGCGATGCTGCACCAAAACGCCCACGCGCGCTGGTCCATATTGTCGCACTCAAAATCCTCATAGACCGCCTTTGTGCCACCGTGGATGTACTTGCGCATCGGCGGCTGTGCACGCGTGCTCGCATGCAAGCCGCCCGACGAATACGGCGGGTCAGTGAGGACCATATCAATCGACTGGTCGGGCAATTCGCGTGCAAAGTGCAGCGCGTCGCTCGAATGCAGTCGATTGACGATCTCAGACAGCGCGTTGGAACAGATAGACGTAGAACTCATGCGAATCAAGCGATAAAGCACGATGGGGCCGCATTGTCTGATCGGTGCAGGTGCCGCTGCACGATGCGCCGGCTGTGTGGGCCGCCGCGACATAGGCCAATGCGTGCACCGTGCTCGCGCGCCCGGCAACATGGGCGACATGGATGCCAACGAACTGTGTCGCCTGATCGTCAACCTGGTCCGCAAGGGCGTGGTGCTGGACGTCAATTGCGCGAGCCACCCGCCGACCTGCCGGGTGGCCGTCGGTGACGTGACCGATGCGCAGCGCGCAGGCTTGCAGACCAACTGGATTCCGTGGATGACGCTCGCGGCCGGCACCACACGTGAGTGGCTGCCGCCCACGAAGGGCGAGCAAGTGCTGCTGCTGTGCCCGATGGGTGACCCTGCACAAGGCGTCGCGCTGCGCGGGCTGTTTTCGGACTGCGTTGACACGCCGTCGCGTGATCCGGCCGTGCACACGCGCGTGTATCCGGATGGCGCGCAACTCCTGTACGACCATGCGAACCACACACTGAGCGCCACGTTGCCTGACGGCGCCTGCGCGCAAATCGTCTCGCCCGGTTGCGTGACCGTGCGCACCGACGCGGCCACGATCGTCGCCAACCGCATCACGCTCGACGCCGAGCAAACCACTTGCACCGGCGCGCTGCTCGTTCAAGGCCCGTTCACGTTCGAATCGGGCATGACGGGGCAGGGCGGCCAAGACAGCGGATCCGGCGCGACGATGACCATTGATGGACAAGCGCACTTCACCGGCGACGTCACGTCACAGGGCGTGAGCCTGCCACACCACACGCACCGCGACCAAGGCGACGGGCAACTGGTGAGCGCGCCGCAATGAAAGGCATGAACGCGACCACGGGGCGCCCCGTCACCGGCTTGGCCCACCTGTACCAGTCGATTGCGCGCATCATCACCACGCCGCTGGGCACGTGCATCCAGCGCCGCACATTCGGCTCGGACGTACCAGAACACGTTGACGCGCCCAACAACGGCACGACGCGCACGCGTCTGTACGCGGCGATTGCCACCGCGCTGATGCGTTGGGAGCCGCGACTGATCCTCACGCGCGTGCAGCTCAGTGGCAAGCCTGCCGAAATGCGAGCGGGCAGGCAGATGGTCGATATTGAAGGCATGACGGCCGAGACCGGCGAAGCGTTCAGTGTGCGTGTGCCGATGTCCGCTTCGGGTTCGGAGCGCCGCGCATGAGCACCACCCCGATTGACCTGTCGCAGCTGCCCGCGCCCGATGTCATCGAGCCGCTCGATTACGAAACGCTGCTCGCGCAGCGCAAGGCACGATTGATCGCGCTGTACCCGCTTGAAGACCAGGCTGACATCGCCGCGACGCTCGCGCTCGAGTCCGAACCGATGGTTAAGCTCCTGCAAGAAAGCGCGTACCGCGAACTGGTGCTGCGCCAGCGCGTGAACGATGCGGCGCGCGCGTTGCTGCTCGCGTACGCGACCGGTGCCACGTTAGACCACTTGGGTGCACTGTTCGATGTCAAGCGGCTGCTCATTTCCGCCGGCGACCCTCAAGCCGGTCGCGATCCGGTGTATGAGGATTGCGACGATTACCGCGAGCGTATCCAACTCGCGCCGCGCGGTTTTTCAGTGGCCGGCCCGCTTGATGCGTACGTTTTCCACGCGCGCTCGGCCGATGGCCGCGTGCTGTCAGCCGACGCGTACAGCCGTCGCCGTGCGTGATGGTCGTCACCATTCTGTCGCGCGAAGGCGACGGCACGGCCAGCGACGCGCTGCTGGCGGTCGTGCGCGAAGCATTGGAAAAAAAGCGCCCGCAAACGGATGAAGTGATCGTGCGCAGCGCCAAGATTGTCCCTTACACGATTCGCGCGACGTTGAAATTCTTCAGCGGCCCGGACCGCGCGGTGGCCCTCGCCGAGGCGAACCGGCGCACCGCGCAATTCGCGCACGACATGCATCGCATCGGCCGTGAGGTCACCAAAGATGGGTTGTATGCGTCGATGCGGGTGGCCGGCGTGCAGAAAGTGTTGCTCGACACCCCCGCGGACGGCGTAGCAGTGGCCCGCGATGAAGCGGCCTATTGCACCGGCATTGAGCTGATCGACGGTGGGGTGGCCCATGAGTGAGATCGAGCTAATCGACGGCGGAGTGGTCAATGAGTGAGTTGCTGCCACCGAACGCGACGCGACTGGAGCGGCGTCTTGCGAAAACGAATGCGCGCCTGTCGGACATCGCAGTGCCGCTGGGCACACTGATGAACGCCGACGCGGTGCCGCTCGCGCTACTGCCGTGGCTGGCGTGGCACCTGGGTGTCGACACGTGGAAGGACTATTGGCCCGAATCGGTCAAACGCGCGCGCGTGCGCAGCGCGATTCGCATCGCCCGCCAAAAGGGCACGGCCGAAGCGGTGCGGCAAGTGTGCGCGTCGTTTGGCGCGCATGTCGCGATGCGTGAATGGTTCGAGCAGACACCGCGGGGCAAGCCCGGCACGTTCGAGATTGTCATGACCGTGGGCGAGCGCGGCGACCTGCCCTGCACGGCGCAGTACGTGGCCGACATCATCGCCGAAGTGGATCGCGTCAAGCGCGGCAGCGCGCACTACACGTTCACGCAGCACACGGTGCGCGCCGGAACCGTGGTCGTGGTCGCAGCGACCCGCATTGGGCTGTACCGGCGTCTTTTTCTCTCGGATGTTTGACATGACAGGCACGCTTATTACGGTCGCTGACGCGTTTCGCGCCGCACTGATCGCGCCCGGCCACACGGGCACCACGGCGCACCGGGTCACGCACATTGGCTTGTGCACCGCGTCGTTTGATGCGTCGAACCGGTCACTGACGCAGCTGCCCTATGAACTTAAGCGTATTGATACGTTTGGCGGGCAACCGATCGACGCGACGACGATCCACATCACGATGCACGACGACTCGCCCGATCAGTATGCGCTGTACGGGTTCGGGCTCTACCTTGAGGATGGCACGCTCGCCGCGTATTACAGTCAACCGGTCGGGCACGGCCCGATCATGGAAAAATCCGCGGCCGCCACGCTGCTGCTGTCCACTGATATCCGCTTCGTAACGATTGATGCGGCCACGCTCGAGTTTGGACCGGCGTCATTCTTAAACCCGCCGGCGACGACTGGCGCGCGCGGGGTGGTCGAGCTTGCGACTCAGGCCGAAGTCAACGCCGGCAAAGATGACTCGCGGGTGCTCACGCCGCGCACCGCCGCGCGTCGCTATGCCCCGCGCGATTGGGTGCTCACGCATGCGCTGCCATTGCGCGGGGAGCTTGATGCGCACGCGGACCTGAACACGCTCGTGACCTCGGGCATCTATCATCAAACGTATCAGGCCGGACACGCGGCGACCTCCTTAAATTATCCTGTCCCGGTGCCAGGCCGGCTGCAAGTGTATGCGGCCGGGCGCTCCGTGTACCAAACCTATTCGCTGTTTAACAGCAGTGTGCATTACACGCGCGTGCGCTACAACGGCTTATGGAGCACGTGGCGACGCCTATTGGATGATGCCTCTGACATGCTGGTCAACGGCATCGGCGCGTTTTATGGCACGCTCACCGACCTGCCCACGCCGCGCGCGGGCGTGATAGTGGGCGCCAACAGCGGGGGACGCATTGCCTTTCACTGTCCGCATGCGCCAGCAGACCAGAAGGTCTGGGACGTGAAGACGAGCACAAATGCGTTCGACGCGCGCCTGCTCGATGACACCGGGGCCACGGTCCGCCCTTGGCTAACGGTCAATCGTACGGGCACGAGCGTCACGACAGTGCAGCTTGCGCGCAGCGACGGACGCGTGTTGATCGGCGAAGGCGCCACCGACGACGGGGCGAGCACGTTGCAAGTGGCCGGTATAGCGACCGCCGCCACACCTGCCGTCGGAGATGTGTCACGCAAGCTCGCGACGACACAGTTTGTTGCCAACGCGATCCGTGAGGCGTCCATCGGTCAAATCATCATCGAGGCGCGCACCACCGTGCGGGCGGGCTGCCTGAAACTGGCGGGCATGTTGATCCAGCGGGACGACTATCCGCAATTGTGGACCTACGCGCAGACCTGTGGCGCGCTCGTGTCCGAAGACGAATGGCCCTATCACCCCGGGTGCTTCTCCACCGGCGACGGTGAGACGACGTTTCGTATTCCCGAGGTGCGCGGTCAGCACCTGCGCTTTTGGGATGACGAGTACGGCGTCGATCCAGGCCGCGGCATCGGCACGTGGCAGGACAGCCAGAACCGCCGACACGCCCACATGGCAATCACCAAGGCGGCTGGCGAACATCACCATACTGGGCTGACCGATAAAGGAGGCGACCATCAGCATGGCGGCCACGCACACCCTGTGGGCGACCACCAACACGTATCGCCATGGGGTGAAAACCACCCTTGGTATAACCCACCCTGGGGACATCATGGCAGCAATAATCTACCCGGCGCACACGATCACGACGCCGACAACGTATGGGGCATGACCAGCTGGAGCGGCGGGCATGACCACAGTTTGCATATCGACCCCGCAGGTCAGCACTGCCATACCGTGTACCTCGACGCAGACGGCATACATAACCATGACGTGATCGTTAAACACGACGGCGGCAGGGAAGCGCGCCCGTGCAACATCGCGCTGCTCGCGATGATCCGCGCCTACTAATTGCGATAAAGGTCCCCCTATGCTGATCCACCAATACGACCACCAAACCGGCCAATACGTCAGCAGCCGCCTCGCTGACCCGGACCCGATTAATCCAACCCGTTGGCTCATCCCATCTTGCTGCACCGACGTGCCACTGCCAGAGCGCCAGCGCAATCAATGGCCATTTTTCCGCGACGGCGCATGGGTGCTGCTGCCTGACTTTCGCGGCCAGCGCTTGTTCCGCAAAGTCAATGGCGCGGCGGCAGAAATCCTTGCTCCAGGCATCACCGCCGACGACGCGGGACTCACGCCGATCCCGTGCCCTGGTGACGAATACGTATGGACAGACGACGGCTGGCAGATCGATCCGCACATCGTCGCACAACGCGAGCGCGACGCGGCAATGCGCGAATTTGACCGGCGCATGAGCGAGGCGCAGGCGGCCAACGCGGGCAAAGCCGATGCATATGCGGCGGGCCTGCTGTCCGACGAGCAAGTGGCTCTGTTCAAGGCGTGGAGCCATTACCAGATGGAACTCGTCCGCGTCGTGAATGCCGCTGACTTTCCGGCCCACGTCCAATGGCCGGCGCCCCCGGATGAACAGGCCATTGTCACCAAAGCGCTATCGGAGCGCGTGCTCTCGCAGGTGCACGAGCAAAAAGCACATCGCGCGTCACGCTACGCCGCGCAACACGCCGATGACGCGTCGCTCGACGACGAGCCGGTGCCCGGGCTCGATACAGACACCGCCTCCACGCCCGATGTCTCCGACAGCGAATAGCCGACCATCGTTACCCCATGACCTGCCACCGAAGGAGTGTTTAACATGCCGCAGGACTACCACCACGGCGTGCGCGTCGTTGAAATCAACGAAGGCACGCGCCCGATTCGCGTTATGTCAACGGCGATCGTCGGCGTTATTGCTACCGCCAATGATGCCGATGAGGCGACGTTCCCGCTCAACACACCGGTGCTTATCACCCACGTCGCATCGGCGCTGGGTCAAGCTGGCGAGTGCGGCACGCTGCGCAAAACGCTCGTCGCCATCAGCCAGCAAGCTCAGCCCATCACGATTGTTGTGCGGGTAGCCGAAGGCGACGACGAAGCACAAACCACCAGCCATGTGATCGGCACGGTAACCGACGATGGCCAGTACACCGGCATGAAGGCGCTGCTCGCCGCGCAAGCAAAGTTCGGCATCCAGCCGCGCATATTGGCCGCACCGGGTTTGGATACCGCACCGGTGGCGGCCGCCTTGGGCTCGATCGCGCAGGCGCTGCGCGGCTTTGCGTATGTGTCGGCCCACGGATGCAAAACAAAGCAGGAAGCGGTCGCATACCGTCGGCAATTGAGCCAGCGCGAGTTGATGGTGATCTGGCCGGATTTTCTGGCCTGGGACGACACAGTGAACGCTACGGTCGTGGTCCCAGCCACCGCCTACGCGGTTGGGCTGCGCGCAAAGATCGACAACGATATTGGCTGGCACAAGACACTGTCTAACGTCGCCGTCAATGGCGTCACCGGTATCAGCTGCGACGTGTTTTGGGATTTGCAGGATCCGGCCACCGACGCCGGCTACCTGAACGAGCACGAGGTCACCACGCTGATCAACCGCAACGGGTTCCGGTTCTGGGGCTCGCGCACATGTTCGGACGATCCGCTGTTCGCGTTTGAAAACTACACGCGCACCGCGCAAGTAGTCAAAGACTCGATTGCGCAAGCACAGATGCCGGTGGTCGATGGCCCGCTCAATCCATCGTTGCCGCGCGACATGATCGAGAGTATCAACGGCTGGTTCCGCGCGCAGCGCGCCGCCGGCTATCTCGTGGGCGGCACATCCTGGTTTGATCCTGAGCCGAACACGGCCGCCGTGCTCAAGGCCGGCAAGGCGTACATCGACTACGACTACACGCCGGTGCCGCCACTGGAGAACCTCATGCTACGCCAACGCATCACCGATCGGTATCTGGCCGATTTCGCCGCGCGCGTGGCAGCCTAATAGGAGGGATCGACGATGGGAATGCCCCGAAAACTTAAAGGCTTTAACCTCTTTCACAACGGCACGAACTTCGTGGGCCAAGTGGAAGAGATCACGCTGCCCAAGCTCAAGCGCAAGATGGAGCCGTGGCAAGGCAGCGGCATGAGCGGCCCGGTCAAGATCGACTTTGGCAATGAAGAGATCCAGCTCGAATGGACATGCGGCGGCTTGATGGTCGAAGTGCTCGAACAATACGGCGCGATGCAGCACGACGGCGTGCTGCTGCGCTTTGCGGGCGGCTATCAACGCGAGGACAGCACGGACTACGACTCGGTCGAAATCGTCGTCAAGGGGCGTCACGAGGAAATCGACTTTGGCAGCGCGAAGGCCAAGGAAGACACTCAGTTCAAGGTGACGACCAACGCGAGCTACTACAAGCTATCCGTAAACGGGCGCGAGCTTATCGAGTTGGATTTCATCAACATGGCCGAGCGCATCAACGGTATCGACCTGGCAAGCGGGCTGAGTCAAGCGATCGGCCTCTAACACACGGCCCACGCTACGCATGGGCCACGCATTCGATCTCACCACCGACCCGACACGATCATGACCGAAATCAACACCACGAACACCAGGGCGAGCGCCACCGAACTTGAAGCGAGCGCGCAGAACACGCACACCTTTGACACGCCGATCAGGCGCGGTGAACAAAGCCTCACGCAGGTCACCCTGCACAAGCCGACGGCCGGCGCGCTGCGCGGCACGGCGCTCACCGCGCTCGTGAATCTGGACGTCGATGCGTTGCGCAAGGTGCTGCCGCGCATTAGCACGCCGACGTTGACCGAGATGGACGTGGTCAATATGGACCCGGCCGACCTCGTGGCACTGGGGGGGATGTTCGCCGGTTTTTTGATGCCCAAGGCGCTGAAAGCGAGCATGGAATCGCCGAGCGCGTAGAAGACGCGATGGCCGACATCGCGACAGTCTTCGGTTGGGCGCCGCGCGACATGGACGGTTTGAGCCTTGCCGAGTTGATGGACTGGCGCGAGCGCGCCCGGATACGTAGCCAACACCCGTGACGATGGACAACGCGCTCAAACTGCGGGTCATGTTCGACATGATCGACAATTGCACCCGGCCCCTGAAAACCCTACTCAACAGCACTCATGGGCTCGCGCAGTCGCTCAAGCACACGCGAGCTGAGCTGGCTGAGCTGAGCAAGCAGCACAAGGCGGTGGCGTCGTTTCGCCAGATGCGCACGACTCTAGCCGCGACCGCGTCAAAGCTCAATCAAGCGCGGGCGCGCGTCCAAAGCCTGGCGGCTTCGTTGCACGCGTTCGGCCCACCGTCGCGCCAGATGATTGCTGACTTCGAAGCAGCGAAGCGGGCCGCGGCGCGGCTATCTGGGGAGCACGCCAAACAGTCAGCACGCGTGCGCGAGTTGCGCGGCGAACTCGCCAGCACAGGCATTCACACGCGCAACCTTGCGCAGCACGAGCGGGCGTTGCGCGCGAGCATCGCGTCCACGACCGCGGCGATGCACTCGCAGACACGCCAGCTTGAAGCCATCGCCGAGCGCGAGAAGCAGCTGGGCGCAGCGCGTGGCAAGATGCATGCGCTGCAAAGCGCGGCTGGCGGTATGGCGATCGGTGGCTACGCCGCGCGCGCCACGGGCGCACCGATGCTGGGCGGGCTGCGCCAAGCCCTGGGCGAAACGAAGAGCATCCAGACCGAGCGCGCGCGCATCAAGGCGCTAGGCCTGGGCGAGCAGGCGACACAGGACGCCGAGCAGTACGTGCGCTCGATGAAGATGATGGGCGTCAGCACGTCGGAGAACATGACGCTGATGCGCGATGCGCTATCGATCTTCGCAGACGAGCACCACGCGCAGATGGCGCTGCCAACGCTGGCAAAAATGAAGTTTGCCAATGAGGCGATGTTCGGAGCCGAAGATGCGCACGCGAATGAAGAGCAGTTCATGAACATGCTCAAAGTCATCGAACTGCGCGGCGGCACCAAGGATCAAGCGACATTCGAGCGCGAAGCCAACTACGTGCAGAAAGTGTTGTCGGCCACCGGCGGGCGCGTCGGTGGCGATGAGTGGCGCAAAGTCATCCAGCGTGGCGGCGTCGCCGCAAAACAGATGCGCCCGGACGCGTTCTATTACCAGCTGGAGCCGCTCACTCAAGAAATGGGCGGCGATTCGGTCGGTCAAGCGCTCATGTCGGGCTACCAAAACCTGATCGAAGGGCGCACAACAGTGCGCGCGTCGCGCAAGCTGATGTCGCTGGGACTGCTCGATCAGCACAAAGTCGAGTACGACCCGCTCGGCCGTGTCAAGGCGTTCTCAGACGGCGCGCTGCTCAATTCGCAGCAATTCAAGGCGTCGCCCTTCGAATGGCTGGAGCAAACGCTGCTGCCGGCGCTGAAAAAAAAGGGCATCACCGAAGAAAAGCAGGTATTGAGCGTGATCGGCTCAATTTTTACGAACCGTAGCGCAGCCAACCTGTACTCAACGATGTACCTGCAGCGCGCCCAAATTCATAAAAGCGCGAAGCTCAGCCAGGGCGCGTATGGCATCGAGGACATGCACCAGCTCGCTCAAGCGCAAACAAGCGGCAAGGAGCTAGACGCCTACGCGAAGCTGCGTGATCTTAAAAACGAGATCGGCGAGCGTGTCGCACCGATGTACAACGCTGCGCTGGACAAGACGCGAGAACTTGCCGACAAGCTACTAAAGACAATCCAAGCGCACCCAGAAGCGACGAAAGTGGTCGTCGCGCTGGCGGCGGGCCTGGCCGCACTGCTCGCCGTCGTCGGCACGTTCGCGATCGTGCTCGCCGGAGTACTGGGGCCGCTGGCTGTCGTGCGGTTCAGCCTGACCACGCTGGGTATCCAAGCTGGGGTACTACGCACCGTCTTCGGCGCACTGGCGTCTTTGCTACGCAGCGCGCTGGTGCAAGGCGCTGCCGTGGCGTCACGAGCCTTCGCCCTGCTGGGGCGGGCCATCCTGGTGCTTGGCCGCGTCGCGCACGCGCACCCGTTACTCGCCATCCTCTCACTGATCGCCACCGCGGCCTTCTTGATCTGGCAAAACTGGGACACGCTTGGGCCGAAATTCGCGGCGCTATGGCAGACGATCAAGGGCGCATTCGGTGCGGCTTTCGATTGGATTCAGTCGAAATGGGACGCAATGCTCGACTGGGTGAAATCGAAGTTAGGCGGCATGGGCGCTTGGTTCGGCGATATCGGTGCGCGCTTGACGGAAATCGGGGCACACTTGATTGACGGGCTGGTCGGCGGTATTACCAGCCGGCTAGGTAAAGTGCGAGACGCGATTGCGAGCGTGGCCACGAGCACGGTTAAATGGTTTAAGGACAAGCTCGGCATCCATAGCCCGAGCCGCGTGTTCGCGACGCTCGGTGGCTTTGTCAGCGAAGGCGCGGCGCTTGGCATGCAAGGGCAGCAGCGACACGTCGCAAAAGCTGCACTTAGCTTGGCGACCACCGCCGTCGCGTCGTTCGGCACGCCCGTGCTGTCGGTAGACACGGCGCTCGCCAAGCCGCTCGTGTCGCCCACCGTGCCAATCGACAGCCGGCCGCCACTCGCGAAGGCCCCGGCAGCGCAGACGCCAGCGTCGCCACAGCCAGCATCACACGTGACCATCAACATTTACGCCCAGCCGGGACAAGACGCGCAGGCGATCGCACGCGCCGTCGAAGCAGCGCTCGAACGTCGCGAGCGAGCCAAGCAAGCGCGCGCAGGCTCGCGCCTTTCCGATTGACTCGATCATGCTAATGTCCCTTAACCAGTTCGTCTTTAGCCTGTCGAGTGCACCGTTTCACGAATTGCAGCGGCGGCGCACGTGGAAGCATCCGACCAGCTCGCGCGTCGGGGTGCGCGACGCGCGCCAGTTCGCCGGCGCAGGCGAGGACACGATCACGCTCAACGGGCTGGTTGCGCCCGAGATGGTCGGCACCATCGCATCGATTCGCGAACTTGCGGCCATGGCCGATACCGGCGACGCTTACGTGCTGGTTGACGGCGCAGGCCATGTCTACGGCGCATACGTAATCGCCGCACTCGATGAGACGCAGACATACCATGCCGCCGACGGCACACCGTGCAAGATCGAATTCGTGTTGACACTGGAGCGCGTCGACGATGACGCACTGCGCGTGCAGCGCGGCTGGACAATGCGACAACCAGGCAGATTCTGATGACGGCGTCGTCGAGCAGACACACGCCGCGCATTGCGCGTGTTCATCCGCAACCCGACTACCGGATCTTGCTGGACGGCCGTGACCTGTCGCGCCGCCTTATGCCACGGCTCGTATCGCTGTGTCTGTCGGAGTCGCGATCGGACGAAGCCGACACGATCGACCTCGTGCTTGACGACTCAAAAAACGACCTGGCGATCCCTAACCGCGGCGCGCGGATTAAGGTGGCGCTCGGATGGGTAGGCGAGCCGCTGATCGACAAAGGCAGCTTCGTGGTGAACGAAGTCGAGCACAGCGGCAGCCCCGACATCCTCACTGTCCGTGCACGTTCTGCGGCGATGACTAGCGGCATGCAGGAGCGGCGTGAGAAAAGCTGGCACCGACAGACAATCGGCTCGATCGTGCGCACGATCGCCGCGCGCTACGCGCTGACCCCGGCGGTCGGCGACGCGCTCGCGAAAACCTTGATCGAGCACATTGATCAGACGCACGAATCAGACATGTCGTTTCTCACGCGCTTGGCCAAGCGCTATGACGCGGTGATGAACGTCAAAGACCTGCACTTGCTGTTCATGCCGATCGGCAGCGGGCACACGGCAAGCGGCAAGCCGCTCGCCGTGCTTGAACTGACGCGCGCCAGTGGCGACAGCCATCGCTACCACGTGTCCGAGCGCGAGAACTACGCGGCCGTGCGGGCGCACTACCATTTAAACGGGCGCGCAAAGCGCCAGTCCGTGATCGTCGGTGGCCAAAACAACAAGAACGTTAAGGTGCTGCCCGAGGAGTACGCAACGCAAGCGGAAGCACGCGCGGCAGCGCAAGCCGAGTTTAACCGGATGCAGCGCAGTCAGGCGACGTTAAACTATACACTGGCGCACGGCCGCGCCGAGCTATTCCCCGAGATGCCCGTCACGGTGTCAGGCTTTAAACCGGAAATCGACGAAACGCCCTGGCTGGTGAAGCAGGCCCTGCACACCATCGGCGAAGGGGGATTTACCACCGCGCTTGAACTGGAGGTGCGCGGCGATCCCACCACCGACCGGCACCGATCGCATTTCCGCAAAGGCCAGCGCTAGCCACGGGCGCAGAAAACCGTCCTTAGCGCGGCAACGAAGGCGCTGAGCGGGATATCAGCTTTTGATGAAGTCATGCGAATCAGATTCGAGCACGTGTAGGAAATCCCATCCAGAGCACGCACCCAAATATCTCCCCTGGAATTCGTAACCACAAAAACCTGTTGCGCCAGACGGTTTTCGTTACTACAATAATTTGATGAAGGCCATCTTTGACCCCGCGAAAAATGAAGTCAACAAGTGCAAACACGGTGTTTCGATGGAGCTGGCAGACGCTATCGATTGGTCAATGGTCTGGTGTTTCGCCGACGATCGTGCCGACTACGGCGAGTTGCGCGAGATTGGTTATGTGGTAATCAACCAGCGCCTTTACTGCGTGGTATTCACGCAGCGCGGCGACACGTTTCGTGTGATCAGTTTTCGCAAAGCCAATAACCGGGAGATTAACCGTTATGAACAAGCGATCGACGTTGATTCGTAACACTGCGCAGGAAGAAGCTGCGATCGAACGTGGCATTGCCGCTGACCCCGACACGTTCGTGCCCACCGACGAACAATTTGCGCAGATGAAGCGACGTGGCGGACGGCCGAAACTGGAACAGCCCAAAATCGCTGTGACGGTTCGTTACGATGCGGACGTGCTCCAGCAGTTTCGGGCGAGCGGCGACGGCTGGCAAACGCGTATGAACAATGCGCTGCGCGAGTGGCTCAAAACGCATCCAGTCTGAGGTAGCGTGGTGCGCTTCGCACGCATCAGCTTGCGTGCGTCGGCGCGCGCACGCGGCAGACAGCAGCAGAAAAACGTACAGCCTATACTGAGTAATATTGCAGATTGTTTGCTCAGCAAACCACACTACTGCCTACCTACCTATCGTTCTGCTGACTTAAACGATATGGTGTAGTGCCATTGAATAAAGTGACGCTAAATAGCCCGTCACTGAATTTTTTAGACCACGTCCGTCACAATGCATCGTGGATGGCATCTTGCCGCCGCACACTGCCGGCGCTCCGCGATATGCCGCCGTTCGACAAGGAGCGTGTTCGATCATTGGCTGTACCGTGTCAGCGCGTCTTTTGCATCGCGTAGATTTGCCATCGCCTCCAGCACAATCTCCAGCATGAGTCCGACAGATTTCATCGCCTCGTCTACCGCGGCGCATGCGCTGGCCCGCCCGTCGCATACGACATTGGTACGCAAGTACGAGGCCAACACCGGACAGCCAGTGCCAGGGCGGCACTCAGCGATCGACATCGTATCTGCTGTGTCGCGGTTTTGGTTTGCGTTGCTGTGCATTTTTCTGAACTCCTACTTATATATTTACAGACAGGGCTCCTCACCAAGGTACCGTGCCTCGGAAGGAGAGGCCCGTCCACTTGTCGACTACATTAGCGAAGGGAAAACTGTAAACTGTCCTTAATTTCTTGATACTAGGAGCCAGCCGTATCACGACAGCTGGGTGCGGAAGTGCAAAAGTCGTCGCATGCCGCGCGTCCACTCTCGACCGGACTTGAATCACTCCGGAAGTCAGTGTCCCTATATCCGTGAAGGCAACGCTACTTATTTTTTGCTTTATCTGCCCGCTCGCGACGCAAGCGCTCGATTTCCAATTTCGCCCGTTCGACGTTTTCAGCCGTACGCTGATCAAACATCGCACGGCGATTCTCTGCTAGACGCTTCGCGCGTCGCGGCGTGGACGTCGCACTCATCCCGGGCGCCTTCATACAGGTCGCGAGAAACACCTGCAGGGCGGACTTCCCGGCTTCAGTCAAGCTTCGGTAGCTCTCAATCAATTCGGCTTCGTCAGCGTCGTCCCCAACCTTCCCATCTTCGGCCTGGTGCCGCTCGCCGGTTAGCACATAACAGATGTCGACGCCTATCTCGCGAACAGCTAAGAGGTAGTCAGCATCAGGCGAACGCTCATCCGATTCGTACGCGGATTGCGAGCGTCTCGCGACCCCGCCAACAGACGCAAACTCGTCCTGACTGAGCCCGATCCGCAAACGCTCGTCTCGCAAGCGACTGCCTATTTGTGCCATAAATTACTCATCATTATTGACGATTAGTTTTTTGCTCATTACACTAGCCTTTCATACCGCAAGACTATCGCTGAAGTATACCGATCATGACTCGCACCACAGGCCCACGCCGCACGCCGCGCGGCATGCTATCAGGCAGGTTCGTCTATGTTGGATTGACGTCCGCCGAACGGGCTGAACTCGAACAAATCGCCGCTTATCACCACCGCTCGATCTCGAGCATGGCGCGCGAACTCATTTCCATCGGCAAACGCCACTTCGCCGCAGCCATCGACGCGTCCCAGCCCACCGTTCGCAGTTGAATTGAGGAGCACACATGTACCCCGATCCAAAACGCGTTCGCAACCACAAACACACCATTCGCTTCGACGACTACGAACAGGCGCTGCTGCTCGCCCTGGCGAATTACCAAGGTGAGCAGCTTGCGGTGATGATTCGCGAAATGGCCATGCGCGAAGCCGCAGCACTGCTGGCTGAACGCCAAGCCTCCATTTTTGACCACGCCAGTGCCTGAGCCAAGGCACTCAACCGCCCACCATGAGTAGCTTCTACGATGTCGGATACCAGCACGGACATTTTTATCCTCGATGCGGACTGCGACGTGCTGGAACGCGTGCGCCAATATCACGACCTACCATCGATCGATGCCACCGTCGAATGGCTCGTGAAACGACGCTTGCGTCGCACTGCAAAGCAAATGAACGGCCGGGGCCGCGCACTGTATCTCGTCCGGAGTAAGACGACATGCGGATCCTGAATCGTTGCCCACACTGCCGTACACGCGCCAACGCGCGCAGTAGTCGCGAAATGTCGTTGACCTTTCGTGAGGTTACTTACCAGTGCACCAACGCGCAGTGCGGCCACACTTATGTCGTGAACATGGAGTTCGCCCGCACGCTTTCTCCGTCTGCAACGCCCAACTTGTCGTTGAACCTGCCGCTATCGCCACATGTGCGTAGTCAGCTTGCGCAACAGCTAGAACTGTTGGCCTAGCGGCCCAAGTCACTCAACCCGTTTCCCTCGCATCGCGCCGCGCTGGCGTGAGGGACTTTTTTTGCCTACAAAAAGGAGATCCGCATGGCCACCCTCGCTTCTGCTCCACTCGTTCTTCCCTTCGATCCAGCCTCGCTGCCCATGGAGCAGCGCCGGCAGTACCTGCGCACCCTTTGGGATGCCGACATCGATCCCTTCGTGTTCGCAGGTACCGCACGCAGGCTCGGCTATGTGATCCGTTGCGAGTGGGACATCGCCGCTGGCATGCCCGTTTTGCTGCCAATGGTGGCCACGCTGCATTGATACCGATGCATACGTCTATCTCAGAAAGCGAGCTGCGACGCGCATGGCAGCGCCTTCGCATGGTCGGGGACTTCGATACCGCCATGCGCCACACCGCTGTTCGTCGTGTAGTGGAAAGCGCCGCGCGTGCCATGCGGGCTCGCTCGATTGACCGGAAGCGGCCTACTGTCCACCGCCGACGCACAACCGCCAAGGACCAAGACGAGTAACGCAACCGCACCGGCCGCCGGCGCACTCACAAGGAACCACGCCATGAAGTACTACGTTTTCTGCACGACAGTGCTGTTCATGCTGTTCTTTTCATTGACCGGGCTGTATCTCGCACTCCATAGCGTCCTGCGTCACCTCGATCCGCTATTGGGGCCAGCCACCGCATTCGCCGTCAGCATCTTTACGTTCTGCGCTCTCATTGTTGCGCTGGCATGGTCAGTCCCGTCGCGAAGTGACGCCATGAGCTTGGCTCCCCGCCATGGCGAGCCATTCCATCCGAGCCGCTATCCCATGCAACTCTCTGAGCAACATCCATCACCATGGCCTCGATCGACGAACTGAAACAACACATCGACCTGCACGACCTCGCCGATCGGCTCGGCCTAAGGCGCGGTCGCGGCGGCGACAAGGCGCTCTATCACTCCCCACAGCACGAGGACAAGAGCCCGTCCCTGTCGATCTATGTGAACCACCCGAAGCACGGCACCGGCTGGCGCGACCACAGCGCCGACGCCGGCGGCTCGTGCATCGACTTGGTGATCCATGCCCGTGGCGGCACCGTCGCCGACGCCGTGCGCTACCTGCACGACGCCTACGGCATCCCACTGGACCGGCCAACGCACGCCGAGCACCGTGAGAAATCGGCCGTCGAATACATCGCCGATCGATGCTTGGCCGAACGCGATCGCGTGCGCAACTACCTCAGTAGCCGCGGTATCTGCCCGGCGGCGATGAACGCGGCGATCGCCGCACGCACCCTCGGCTTCAACACCTGGACGAGCTCGAAGGTCGCCGCCGGCGAGGTCGGCTATGCCGGCCCGGCCGCCGCGTTCATCGTGCGCGCGCCGGGCGACGGCCGCGTCGTCGCCGTCGACATGCGCTATGTCGATCCCGCGCTCAACGGTGGCGTCAAGACGCAGACGCAAGGTGACAAAGCCGGTTACGGCTGGAGCGCCGATCCTCGCCAGCTCGACAAAGCGAAGCGCGTGTTCATCGTCGAAAGCGCGATCAATGCGCTGTCGATCGACACCTGCGCGATGTCCAGTACCGCCGCGCTCGCGCTGCGCGGCCTCGCTAACGTCGATGGCATCGATTTCACGTTCCTGCGGGGCAAACAAGTCGTCATTTGCCTGGACAACGACGAGCCGTTCTCGGACAGTCACCCGCGCGCCGGCCACCGCCCCGGCCCCGAAGCGGCGTGGGCACTCTACGAGCGGCTCACGAGCTTGAACATTAGCGCGGTGCTCGTTGACCAGGCCGGCTGGCTCGCTGACCTCGCAGACGGCGAGACGACGCGCAAGCCGATCAATGACGTGAACGACTATCTGCAACTGCGTGGCCCGGCCGAGCTGGCACGCGCACTTGAGCAGCTCGAACCTTGGCTGATCGCGGGTCTCGCCGGCGACGCCACACGCCGCGGCCGGCCACGCATCTTTCTGCCGTCGCACGACTTCGCGCAATACTGGCGCTTTCGCGTGCGCCCGGACTTCACCAGCTACATCACGAAGATGGAGCGCAATGAGGAATCCGGCGTTGAAACGCCCGTGATGACGGATCTGTGCGGCTTTCGCATCGCCGGTATCAGCCGCGTGTCGGTCGCAAGCGCAACATCAACGATGACGGGCGACGCCGACCAAGCGCCGACCGTCTACTTCGCCGTGTCCGTGCAGGCGCCACGGCACGGCGCGCAGCTGATCCGCCGCGTGATGCTTGACGATCAGCTGCACAACGTCGACCAGTGGGGCAAGTTCGGCCCGATCTGGGCGCCAGCGCCGTTCAAGCGCATGGTGAACATCCTGGAGCGCGGCGCCAACCTCGGCGCGCGCCAGGCGGCAAACTTCGTCGGGCTCGCATGGCGCGACGGCCGCCTAATCGTCAACGAAGGCCCAGACTGCTATTTCACCGAAGCAGACAAACAATGTCCGTATCACAACCTGACGTTCCCAAGCGGCCCAGTCAGCGACGCGCGCCGCGTCATCACCGCCTACCAAACGACGTTTAAGCAGAACGCCGCGACAATCCCGCTTGTGTGGTCGCTCGGCGGCCATCTAAAAGCACTGCTCGGCTTCTGGCCACATATCACGATCCAGGCGAACAAGGGTGCAGGTAAGTCAACGCTGATCAAGCGGCTCGAACGCTCGCTCGCATTCACCATGTTCTCCGGGCAGTCGCTGCAAACGGAATTTCGCCTACTGACCAGCATTAGCCACACGAGCCACCCGGTCGGATGGGAAGAGCTGTCCGCGCGCCGGCAGGACGTGATCGATAAGGCGGTTGGACTGCTGCAAGAGAATTACCAGTACACCGTCACGCGCCGCGGCACCGATATGACCGAATACCTGCTGTGTGCGCCGGTGATGCTAGCCGGCGAGGACGTACCAGTGCGCAGTCTGCTCGGCAAACTCGTGCGCACGACGCTGACCGGCAAACGTGGCCCGCTGCTGCCCGACAATCTGCCGCGCTTTCCGGTCCGGCAGTGGCTCGAATTCCTCGCCAGTCTGAACAAGCAGGCCGTGCTTGAGCAATACGCGAAGCTGCGCGACATGGCGCTGGCCCATTGCCGCGCGAGCGGCGAGGACGACGGCGCCAAGCGCATGGCCGGTAACTACGCGGCCGTCGCGCTCGCCTGGCGCTACCTGACCGAGTTCGCCGGCATGGACCCGAGCGAAGGCAACTTCCCGCGCGACCTGCTCACCGAGATGAACGGCCACATCGCCGAGACGAGCGCCGACCGCGAGTCATGGGTCTGGATCATGGAAACCGTGCTGTCCGAGATCGACGGCGGCAATTACAAGCACCCGTTCACGTTCGACACTGTCGATGGTGAGTTCTGTCTGTTGCTGCGCACCGGTCACGTGATGGACCACATCGCGCACACGAGCAGCCTGCGTGATAAGTGGAACGGCCTGCCGGTGAAGTCCGACCGCGTGTTCAAAGCGCAGCTCAAGCACGCCGGTGTCGTCGTCGGCGACAAGGAAGTGGAGCGTCGCATCTATACCCGTCGTGTGCCGTATCTCACACCGGTTTCACTCGAACGCTTGACCGGCTTCGGCCTGCATGTGTCCATTCGTGAAGACTTGGCAACCGACGCGCTTGCAAGGGGGCACGTATGAACCGCTTTCAGCCCTTGCAACCACCGTGCGGCGGTAGCCGCTTCCTTCATTTCACCCAATCGCATAGCGGCCATAGATTGCGCTGTCCAGTGCGCGCCGCCATCGGCATACGCCGTCACGCGAGCGCTACTCAGTTCGCTTCGCCCCACTCCCTAGCGAGCCGAAACGGCCGGGCAACGTCGCGAGCGGCGCGGGCGCAGGGCCGCACACGGGTTTTGCCACGCGGGAACCGCCCAGGTAGCGCACGCGAGTCGTGGTTTTGGGGGGGGTGTGCTCGTAAGTCCTTGATTCTTGAGAAGAGTACCGCCATGAGTCATGCTCGATTTGCCACGAGTTGGGCCGTTTTTGCCACGAGTCTGGTTTTTGTGCCGGCCCTCCCCACCCCTATCTTATATCTCTATAACTTATTGAAAAATAAGAAGAAAGAATACAAAGAAGGCAAGAAATCAGCCCCAACACGCTGCCACGAGTCATGTGCGTTTTGCCATGAGTGACGGGCGCTGCCTATTTTTTAGGCCACGAGTTTTTGACCCTTGCCATGCCTAAATGATGGCAATTGATGGCACAACAAATTGTTAAAAATCAATCACTTATGAGAATTCAGGACGCAATCCATCAATCCACGAGTTGCGCTGCGTGTGCTCCCGCCGCGCGAAGTTCGGCCGCCCCCCAGGCGGCAACGGTTGATTTGCTCGGCGCTGCCGCCATGCTGGGCGCGCATCCCGAAACCGTACGCCTGAAAGCCAAGGCCGGCACGTTGCCCGGTCGGAAGGTCGGCAAACGCTGGATGTTTTCGACAGTTGCTCTGCAGCGCTACCTCGCCGGAGAATGGATTCCGCGAGTTGTGCAGGGCGATCAGCAGGAGGAAGTTAGAAAATGTCGCTCTATAAACGCAGTAACAGTCCCAACTGGTATTACCGCCTCACCCCGCCTGGCGGCGGTCCGGTCGTACAAGGCAGCACTGGCACCAGCAACAAAACGCAGGCCCAGGAGTTCTACGACCGCCTGAAGGTCGAGTTGTGGAATCAGGTGAAGCTCGGCCACAAGCCGCGCTATACCTGGAACGATGCAGTCATCCGGTATGTCGGCGAACGCGAGGGGTTGCCGAGCCTGGAAACATCGAAAACGCACCTGCGCTGGCTTGACCAACACCTATCCGGCGTCGCCCTGGTGGATATCGACCGCAGCCGCATCGACGCGATCGCGCTGGCAAAGCGGCGGGAACCCCGCGTAGTACGAACGAAGCGCGGCATCGTGACAACCGACAGGACGGTCAGCGCCGGCACAGTGCGCCGCGTCATCGGCGTGCTGAAGGCCGTGTTGAACGCTGCCGTCGAATGGGAATGGTTGGATCGCGCACCGATAACGAAGTGCGCGAAGGTCGTGCAAAAGCGGATCCGCTGGCTCACGCCGACGGAAGCCGAACGGTTGCTCGCCGAGCTGCCCGAACATCTTGCCGACATGGCGCACTTCAGCCTCGAAACGGGCCTGCGGCGCTCGAACGTGACCGGGCTGCAATGGTCGCAGGTTGACATCGTGCGCCGCGTCGCGTGGATTCATCCGGACCAGGCGAAGGCGAAAAAGGCGATTACGGTGCCGCTGTCCGATATGGCAATCGCCGTATTGCGGCGCCAACTCCCGAAGAAGCGTTCGCCCAAGTTCGTGGACAGCGTGTTCGTGTACCACGGTAAGCCGGTCTACCAGACGGTGACGGCTGCTTGGCGAAAGGCTCTGAAGCGCGCCGGCATCCGCGATTTCCGCTGGCACGATCTGCGGCACACGTGGGCGAGTTGGCACGTACAGCGCGGCACGCCGTTGCAGGTGCTCAAGGAGTTGGGTGGATGGGAAACGCTCGAAATGGTGCAGCGCTATGCGCACCTGTCGGCCGCTCACCTGGCGCAGTGGGTACGGCCACACCTGCCGGCCGCTCAGGGTATCGAGTTACCGCAGGCAACATCGTCAGCAACGACAGAAACACGGCTAACTGTAATTTCACTGTAG